AGCCAACAGGCGGAACGAGCGTGCTGATCTTCCAACGCCTCCATTTAAGCTGCGCATATGAGACCATTGCGCCGCTTGGTAGCTCCTGTTTAAGTAACCATTCTTCATCATCTGATAACGTCCTCTTAATTTCTTCTAGCTCGGCCTCACTTGGATTTCTTTTATACTCACTATGAAAGAACCAAGGAATAAAAATCCTAAGATATTCAGGAACTTTACCCTCTGCTTCTTGCTGTTCTGATTCCTTCCAGGTATTATAGAAGATGCCTCCTACTCCATTAGCCGTTGACTCTATAATTATCTGAGTCCCTAGAATCGCCGGATATTCAGAAGGCACGGATTCAAGGAGTCCGGCCACGGTATTCAAGCTGGCATCTTTAAAGAAAGCATATTCTGATAAATGGATAAAGTGAGTTGTAATACCCAGGCCACCTTTTGATTCACACGTCTTGACGTCGTATCGGCTTCTTAGCCCCTTTACCGGACTACCCTTCGGAGTATCGAATATCAAGGCCTTTTCGTTACTCGCTCTGGTCATCGGCCTTACAATCTTCGGAACATTTTCATGAAACGTCTTTACCATGTTAAACAAGTTGTCCCTGCTCATGTCCGCCTCTGTCATAATGACAGCGCGCTTACCCTTGCGGTAACTGATCTTGTGATAGAACCAAGATTCAACAAAGGTGGAGCCGCCCCATTGCCTACACTTAAGCATGATGGCTCGGATATATCCCTTGCGTTCCAACTCCTTTTTAAGTAGGCCATGGACGAATATCTGAGACTCGTTCAACTTAAACGACACGAGTTGGCCAGCCTTATTGTTGATTTTATGGCAGCGCGGAGCGTAATAGAGATAGTCCCTTGCAAGCCGATCTTGAATCTGCCTACGCTTCTTAGTCTCTGCGCTTTCTTCTTCCACTTCCTCTTCTAGTTCAATCGCTGCAACCATTTAATATATCCTGTATCCTGAAAAAAGGTTCCAATTGTGCCTTGCTATATCGCAAGGCATTATCATTCAGCGGTGCTCCAATGCATACCAGCCTCATTCTTATTCTCTTGAGTTGCTCCTGCATCTGAGTCGCATCGGCCTCCTGCTCCATTATCTTCCTGGTCTGCATAGTAATGATTTCGCCATCTGTCATGTTATCTATGTATCACCTATATAACGACTTGTCAATAAAAATTATTGTATTTTAAATCCGTATACAAACTTCATTTCATACTCCCTTGGCGAGAATCCGCCCATTGGTACTATTGCTCCGGCAAAACAAAGGCTCCTTCCGTCTATACTATTGCCTGCTTTCACTATTGCTTTCTCTACTTCTTCCTGAAGCTGCTTTGCTATCCTCGTAGTAACGATGTCGATCATAGTAATGTCTTTGAATATTCTTGGGTTACGCTTTTCTTCAATGGGAATTGCCCGGTCTACGATCAGCATAGTACGGCCTTGGTCTTGCATTTGAACGGCATCGCCCTGGCCTTTGATTTGGCTTTCGTAATCAATATATGAAAGCCTTGTAAACAATGCGTTCTGATAAAACTTGCATATTATCTTCTTTGATAATATATCGAACTCCGTTGCTTTTGTTAACTTAAATTCAGTTTTCTCTGATAGGTAATTCGCCTCTTTCTTTTTCAACCCTTTGCTCCCTAATAAGTTCTTTAAGTAATTTCTCAATTTTCATGCCCTCCTTTGTTTTTTTCGCGTCGGTATACCTTACAATGCCGAACACTAATCCACCGATAACACATAGGCAAGCAACGACCTTGCCTATGTCTGCCATTATTTGTCGAAAGGTTTTCTTTGCCTGCTTCATTCCTTTGACTTCATCTTTGATGTCGCCGAGCTTAGTCAAGTAATCATCTTGCCGTTTGTCCATGGCCGTCTTGGCTTGCTTCGCTGCTTTATGATACTCGTCATACTTCTTTTCTATCCGAAGCAAAGTGCCGTTTGCAGCTTTGATATATTCGTCGAATCGGTCTTTCTCTGGACAGCTTTCATGGCACTCTTTAATGACTTTATAAAGACCGTCTATGTCCTTTCGGTTATCGTCTCCGTGGTCTTTGAAATTAGTCTTAAGACCCCTGACTATGGTAGCTGTTTCGACGATCATATCCCTGGTCTTTCTAAACAACATCTTAAGTGCCATCCTTTGATTTATTCCCAAAAAGTAACGCTGTCTCTAGCTTTTAATATTTCCGCCTTCATTGCTTCTTTGTCGTCGATGCCAATAGCCATAATCATTGTAGTGCCTAAAAGCCTATAGATAATTACTGCATTATTATAGACTTCCTTGGCGTCAGCGCATTCGTCGTTACTTAGCGTACCGTTAATGCAAAGCGCTTTTGATACGGACTTAGAGGCCTGTAAAACCTCTCCGGTGCTTTGGTATGAAACCATAGACCGCTTCTGCCAGGACGTAGAACTGCAACCAAGGGAGAAGAGACTGACTGCCAACGCAAACAGAAAAAAACAAGTAAGATTTTTATTGAAATAGTAGTTAGTCACAACTCCGCTCCCTTGATTAAGTTCTTGCTTCTAAAAATTAAATAATAGCAACTGCTAACTAACCTCCGCCATAGCCTTAGCCTTAAGTTGAGCACTAGCCGTACTATTCATCTACCTTTTGCCCCAACGGGCGGCGTGGTTAGGGTTGCAGCGCTATGATAAGTTGTCGATTACAGCAAGTGTTTCCTCTTTATGCCGAGTAACATGCTTGCCTGTGCCATACTGGCCTTTGGCGCGATCTCGAAGTTCACCGATCTTGCTTTTGTTCCAGTTATTGGTACGGCTGTAATATCCTACAATCCTTGTAACTCCGTTGAGCTTAATAGGATTTTCCTGGCCAGCAACTACTGCCACAAACCTGTCCGCGCTCTTTTCATCTTTTATTGCAGAAAAGATTTCCGCAAGTTCAATCGTTACCTGGTGTCCTTCTACATCTTCCGCAACGCTATTATCCTCAACTATGAGAATAGTGTCCCCGCTACCATTTACTCCTTCTCCGACAAGCTCAAGGTTTTCATGGGCTTCAACTCCGTCCACAAAAAGCTCCAAGCTCTTCAACATTTCATTACCTATTGGGTCGTTACTCATATACAACTCCTTCCAACTAAGGTTATAACTCCTTATCGGCCATCGCCTTCTCGGCGATATAAAGCCTGCGCTCAAGTTCTCTTATCTCGGCTGCTTTTCCATCGACTATCACGTCCTGAAACTTCATAAGAACATTGCGAATCTCTCGCTTCTTATGATATGCGGCATCGCCACGCAGTTGATCTACGTAACATATTTCTGCGAGTTTGTTTACTATACCGTTCATCTCAGTCATCTTTTACCTGTCTCCATCTGTCAACACCGCCCAGCGCAGCTATCAGTGTCAAAGCCGTAACTACAACCGACGTAGGTATTTCTCCTGTCGTTGGCTTCGCCATAAAGACTACAATACAAATAGCGGCTACGCACCAGAGAATAACTCCCATTCTCTTTATCCCGACGGTGTTTTTAGGTGTATCGCTCATAAAAGGCCTTCCTTTCTGTATTCCCAATTTATTCGAGCTTTTACGTCTTTAAGGATTGCTTGTTTGTATTCGCTGTCATTAAAATATTTACGCCTATCAATGCGGCATGTAAAATGTTTTATCAACCACTTTTCGTTGAATGTCATTGCCACGCCCTGCAATACATATTCCACTTCTTTTTTATCAAGAGGATTGCGCAGGATTTCAGTCCTTAAGTGATAAGGCTGGGACTTAGAAGCCTTATCCATGATTGCTTGCATGGCGTCTGCTATGATTGGATACTGTTTCATAAAGCCGTTATGCCCCCATTTGACCTTTATCTGTTTGAGATTGTCGGCGTCGTTAGTGAAAGAAAAACGGCCTGCTGCGCCCATACCGTAGAACCTGGCCAGCCAAACAACTTTGTCGTTTACGGAAACGAAATTCAATACATTGGTTTCTGGATGCTGATTCCATTCGTAATTGCGCTTGATCGGGCAGCCCAGCAAGATAAGATCGTCTATCCAGAACAGCGGCCATTTCTTCTTGAGATGGTATCGCATGTCCATTGCTATTCTCGTAGCCCTTGTTCCATTGCTATGGGCAATAACGATAATACGCCAGCCCTTGTGTTTGGCACAAATAGCATCGAGCCTGGCCGCTATGTACTTTGCAGTCATAGTCCTTACCCAGGGAATGGTATTGATAATTGTCGGAAGCTTTGTGTACCTGAGATTGATAAACTTAACGCCGTCCATGAAGACTTCTGCGCCGAGTTTATCAGTGAGAGCACGCATGTTCTTGCCAACGCTCTCTTGTCCGTGAATTGTAATTACTAATGTTTTTGTCATATCATCTCCCATGAAGACCAAAGCCTGTTTCGCGTTTCTTGCCAGTGGGCTTAAAACCATGCTTGATAGCATTCAAAAGGCGTTCTTGCGCAGCGGCTTTCGCCGGAGTAGTTGCCTTTGCTTTTACTCCACCTGGCGTGCTTACCCTGACTTTACCGCTTTTTAATTTTCTTTTAGTTACTGGCATGTATTAGCTCCTTTATCATTTGTCTACTATATCGACTTCTACAGGAAATGTCAAGTTCTGCATTTGTAGTTTCAAAAAAGCTTCGGTATCTATATCGTCATAGACGCTTGAATCATTTTGAAGAAGCCTTGCAGCATCTCGTAAGACATACGGCTTACCGCCTTCGGCTATCTCTTTTTTCCTTTTCTCGCAAGCACCGCACATCGGTTTTGTGTATAAATATTTCATTAGCTACTTATCTCCTTGATTTCATTGATAACATTTTCTATAAGAACGGTCATGTCTATTTTGTTCATAGTTGTCATTAAGCAAGCCCTGGCAGTAAACACATATTCCTGGCCTTTATAAGTGACTATACCCCTAACATATCTCTCTGGAATTTCCAATGCCTCTACATGGGTTACGCCGAACTCGGTTTCCCGATACGCCTCTACCTCGCTCCAATGATACGACTCTACCTCGCTCCAATCAATTAAGTCATTATTGCCATTCCTTAATTTGGTATGTGAGAACAATTCAGGCGGAAGGCATTTGACTGGATACGTTATTTTTCCTTGGCTTTCATGCTTCTTGACAAGTATTTCTTCCATCGTTCCTCCTTAAAATAATTTGTTTATCCATTGCAGCCATCACAGTCATTGCAGTCACCGCAGTCATCGTCGTCTTGAAAAACATGGGCGTGACCGCAATTACATATTACTTTTTCATGCTCGTTGTGATATACCGCTGTGTAGATTTCAAAACAGCCCTGGCATACAATGTCTTCGATATAGGTTTGATCTTCGCATGCTTTACAGGCAAACATGACCATTGCTTCCGGCAACGGCGTAACCCATATGACCGATGGTTCGTTGTTACTTTCAAAAATGCCTTCACAACAAAAGCATTTCCACGGATACCGCTCAGTCTTAGAGTTTAACATTATCTTTCTCCGTGTCAATTAAAAGCACAATGCGTATATGATTGTCGCTATCGCGGTAAAGAGGCAAACTGCTTCAGCTATTTCTCTTTCCCTACGTACTTTTCTTATGTCCGGCTTTCTGTCGAACTCAAGGTACTGCCTGTCATCATTCATCTCATACCTCCTTCTAGATTAGCATCTGCACCATGCGCAGACACAGACTATGCAGCGTTGGCAGCCATGAGCCTCTGCTGTAGATATAAAACTACTTACAATGGCAACACCCGCCATGGCCACGGCAAATACTGTCCACCAAAAAATTTGCTTCTTAGTTACAAACCTCACAATGACCTCCTTCGATAAGGCTATCAATACCCGTCTTTGATTAATAATATCTCAAAGTCTACTGAGATATCCGCTGTTGATGAAGCTACTTTGCCGAGCCAGCCGATGTCGGTAAAGGCTGGAAACTCACCTATCGGGGAATCCGGACTTATTCCTGACCCCGCACCTGCTACGCCAGTAAACTCTTCTACTAGTCGAAAAGCGCTGAAAGGAGCTGATACCGTGTCAGCGTTTCGTCTTTGAAGGAAAGCCACGTCTACAGATTTAGTACTGTCTACCTTTACTATTTGAGTAAATATATATGCTCTGTAGCCAGATGGAACCGTGTACCACCCTATCTGGCTTTGCCCGTGAGGATACACCGCAAAAGGTATCGTGCTCCAAGTCGCTCCGGCACTCGCTACTCGTATGGTAAGTGTTCCTTGGTGGCTGCCAGTAGTAGCGGTTCCATAGACCCCGGAAGTCATTACATACCAACGATACAATCTCCAAAGCGGCGTCGGTATTGACACCGCGGTAAGCCCGTTCAAGGCCACTGTTTGAGTAACTACGGAACCATCAAGCGCCAGGCCTTCAATAAACACTGTCCGCGCTCCGGCTCCCGCACTGGTATCGTCTGCGTCGCTGGAAACAACTTCCAAGGCTATAGCAGTTGTAGGCATTTGATAAACCAAAGACGCTGTTATCGGAACCATCGAAGTGCCAACGGTTCCGTGACCGAATTTATGAATAAGGCTATGTCCGGGGATATTGCCTTTTTGTACTTCGAGTAAGAACCTTTCCGGTGAACCACTGGTTCCTTGCCATCCACGGTTTTGACCACTGACTGGATTGACGGCTATTAAGACAAACAACATTGCAAAAACTGCAAACATTGACTTTTTCCAGCGCATAATGAACTCCTTAAAAAAATGAAAAATTATATTTACATGTGTTTACACTGTGTAAAATACCATTGTTTCCGACAAATATCAAGCTTAAATCCCGTGGTGGCGATTCCTACACCTCGGAAACTTTTTCCCATTTGAACTGCTCCGGCCAATACGAACTATTCTGCATGAACCTGGCCAAGGTTCCGGCGGGCTCAATGTTAGCGATTGCCTGCAAGCACCATTTGGCGTCGTCCAAACACCTGTGAAGTTCTGTTAATACCTCTTCTAACGTCATTGACATGTCTATACCCCAAAAAGATGGCGGAAGGCCAGGGAATCGAACTCTGTACGTTTCTACACGCCACTGTGTTCAAAACAGCTTGGCACCATTGCCGTACCTTCCGAAATTATTTACTCGATGCCTTCTGCTCAAGGCGTGAATTGGTTGTCATGGAGTCGAACCATATTGCCGTCAACCCTTGTCCTTTCCCAATGCATTGGTACCGGGTACTCACTGGCCAGTATTATCACGCCTTGAGCGAAACACACAGAAAGTCAAAAATTAAAATTTGCTATATGCGAACTCTTTGTGATAAGTCAATTCGGCTTCCTTGCGGGCAAATGCTGCATCGAACAGGCTTGAGAAATATCCAAGATGGTACCTGGTTTTAAACGCCCATATTTCAGCACGCCACTTAGCCTTGTCCTTCTGCCAATGAACGCCCTTGTAGCCAGATTTGTTCCCAATCTTCCTTTTGGAATTCTGTGCATTTTGACAACTATTACACCTGCGAAGATTATGTTTTTGATTGTCAAGGGTGTCGCCGTTCCTATGGTCAATCTGTTCGCCTGGCTGAGCTTCCATAATAAGCCTATGAAGCTTAATGATTTTACTGCCTACACGGGCTATAGGCCGGGGATAACTACCTTCCCTGATATCCTTCTTGATTCGCCAGCTATGCTGAGACAGCATCTCGTGATCATCATCATCTACCCATGCAACCAACTCTGAGGAATTCATTTTAAGCTGCTTCATGTAATCTCCAAAAAATTAGAAAAATATTTTGTTCACTTCGGTACCCACTTCAAAAAAGACAAATCTATAAACACTGACCCGGAAAGTAGTCAGCGCACCGTTTGTCGTACCTTCCTCTGAGAGGGGGTGGCCGCCCCTTTCGGGTCTCATAACTTTGGGACTCCTTTATTTCCCCGTGGTGGTGATTCCTACACCACGGGCTGACCTCACAGCAAATTTGGCCTCATTATATAATCCTGCTTGGGACAACACATAATAGTTATTATACGACGTTGGCGGCTAAGTCGTTTGTCGTTAAGGACTTAGACCAGATCGCTGTCCTTCTTAGGGGACTGGCTATCAAGTGGGGCATCATTTAAGCCTTTTCCCCCACTTGATAGCTGTTTAGGCGCCTCCTTCCCCACATCGACGGCAGTGGTCTCGATAAGCTCGGTTTCCTCGTCTTCAAAAATCAGCGTGGCGATGAAGTCTTCGTGCATGTCCTCTGGAAGCTCAGCCGTTGCTGGTATCATCTTGCCGTACAATCGGTAGTATTCGGTCTGATTCTCTCGCGCCCAAGCCAGCATGGCTTCATGGCCTGTTTGTGGCCTTTTCTCGCCTGTAACCACGTCCACAACGTCAACGTCCTTGCCCATTTCGTCGTAAACCTTGTGAAACACTTGCCTTACGTCATTTGTGAGCCGATTTGGCTTGCCTTTACGACTTCCAGCCAGCTTATTACCCTTCTCAAATGGTGGCATTTTAGGTCATTCCCTCGTCAATTCATTGGTCAATGTTATTTGTTGAAGATTCTTTGAGCGTGAGAGCCGTTCTAAGCTCTTCAATCAATACTCAACGTATATAGACATACCTCAATAATGCCTAAAAGTCAAGGGAAAATGCTTTTTGTTTTCTTATCAAATAAGCCCGCCTCGGCCATTTGTAGAGTGCTGTACATAGACCTGATATCTTTAGGCTCAAGCTCGATAGTCGCGTAATCCTTGTTGTTGATTAATAAAGTCAGGACGGCACCACCGTCACGCCTAAAACCAAAAGAGCAAAATAATGCCAATTCTTCATTTGTAGTTCCCATAATTATCCTTTCTAAAAGTCGAGGGCATTATCGTGAAATATATTGTGGCCTGATTCTTGGAGCCGTGCCTTGAGTCTGCTGATGGCGAGGAAGTATTCGGCCACCGCGGTGAACCTAGTTCTTGATCTGATTATTTCTTCGGTGGCTACACGCAGCTCCCACTTCGTTATCTTGTTCCTCAGAAGCACAGTAGAGAATGCCTCTGCTTTAGTCATATCAACATCTGGAATTTGCTTGGCAATTTCAATCATGCTGTCTAAGACGTCACCAATTTCAGCCTTCGCTTTCTTGTTGGCTTCTCGTTCTTCTTCGAGGACATATACTTTGTTCATAAGCTCCCTTTGTTGATCGTCGGTTAATGCCGTGTATTCTTTCTGACTCATACTTCTCAGTGATGCTATTTTATCCTCAAGTGTACTCATTTGATTTCTCCTTTCAGTTTAGCCTTTGTTCGTACTGCTTCGATTATCTTAATATTGTCTTCTATGCTTTTGATCGTTGATGTCATACTCTGTGCTTTCTTTAGCCATAGCTGCGCAAATTGTTTACGTAGTTTTACTGGACTCAGGATATTGGTCTTCCAGAATGAATCGTTCTGTGTCCATCGTATCAGTGCTTCAATGTCGTCATAACTGTTACCGTCAATGCGGTGTATCTTGTTGATTTCGTCGCACCAAGTTTGAATGTATGGTTGCTTGGTCTTGCTATTATTTGCGGTCATGAGATCGAGTAAAAGATTTGACAGTTTAAGCTCGTCTGTACCCGCTAAGTATTTATCTTTTTCTTCTTCTTCTTCTTCTTCTTCTTCTATAGTGGTTGTTCGTTGGTTATCCGTTGGTTGTTCGTTGGTTGTTCGTTGGTTAGATACTTGGTTGCTGACTTGGTTACTGATCTTTCCCTGTGGGTTGTAAGCCTCATAGTTGTTTACGGTTATGATGTGGTATGTGTTGGTTGTTGTGTGGGTTACTTCGTTGGTTGAATTTAGCTTAGTTAGAGCAGTGCGCACCTGTTGTACTGTCAACCCTGTTTCTTTCGCCAGTCGTGCTCTCGTGGTTATAATCTGGCCTCTTTCGACGACAAATCCTCTCCATTTCGCCTGCTTCCAATTCGCTGTCAAGAGCAAATGAAAGAACAAAGCCTTCGTCGATACATCGGTGTACCATTCCCATTTCAGTATCTTCTTAGATACACGTATGAATCCATTATCTATTGCCATTAATCTCCTTTATTTCGTTAAGTCGGGAAGAATCCTTGGTTGTTTTGGTCGCTCGTATTTAATATTCCCTGTTGATCGCATCCAATAAATAACCATATCAGCCATGGCTGAGGCGTCTCTTTTGCGGTTGTCAGCTAATTGATACCTGCATTCTCTAGCTACCATCTCAGCTCTTTTGTAAGACTCAAGTTTTCGTTTGCTTATCTCCATATGTCTCCTGTGTTGTAATTTATAAAGGACGGTTGATCTTGCATGCTTCGTCTTTGCATTTCAGCTCGTGCATGCTGTTGAACACGCATTTCAAGTTCTTTGCAAAGGAAGGGCATAGGAACATAACTAGCTCGGAAAATTCGGCGATATTCATTGGACAGCGTATGTGTTGGCATCCTTTGCATTTATCTTCGCTCATAACATCGCCCTGATAGCTTCATTTGCCAGTATCAAATCGTTATGGACTGTACAAATATAGTTTTCCTCGCAACAACATTCCTGACCTTCTACAATGGCCTTAAATCGCTTCATTGCTTGCTTGAATATATAAACCCGTTCTGACTCGGCGTGGCATAGCTTATCAGGCCAGTTCAATACCTTCTTGATCTTATTGCCCCCAGCAGCAGCATAGTAACTATCGGGAACGCTTTTCCCATATGTTGTCACATGTGACTTGCAATGTTCTTTGTCCCAGCAAATAATAATTACTTGGTTCTTGCCATATGTTTCGGCAATTGCCTTGGCCTCTGCTATTGGAACAGATACGTAGTCTTTCTTGCTCATGTTGTCTCCTTTCGATTAATAGTAGTGCTATTCATTGGATACCGTGCGTCGTCAAAGAGTATCCTTTCCTTGGTCATCATAACCGATGTTTTTCCCAAGGGCAGCATTCCAAGCAGCATGAGTGGGTGTTTCCGTAACATCTTCCCCGTTGCCTGCCTTATCTCTTTGTATTTGTCGTGCTGACCACATGGCAATGTCTCTGGCTTATTCTCGAACATGTAACAATAGTCAGTGCTCGATGGCCTGTTGTGTTGGCATCCTTCACATTTTTTATCTCTCATGTCATTCCCTCGCATAATTTAGCATTGTCATCATTGGTGTTGTCTTGATAGTAGTTCGTCCGTAATCCTCCTGACTGAATGCCTCCTTCTTTGTATCCATGAGTATTTGCGCTGGGAAGGGTCATTTTATCGCATTTAACGCATGTCGTAGGTCTACAGCCGTCGGTATTAACAATCACGTCGTAGCAGGTAAAACAACGGCCTTCAGCGGATAAGTATTGATGGCAATCGAAACAGAGGCCGTGCTTATCCATGCCTTTGTCGCATCTCCTACACCGATACTTCCAATCCGGCACACCTGCCCAACAACGTAGGTCTGCCGTGGACTTAATAAGACCAGTGTATTGAGTGGTTGAGCGATCAATTGGCTTCGGAAGTGCTGCCTTTTTCATAGAAGCAATGCGCTGTCTAAGGGAAATATACTTATTCTTGTGATATACCTCTAGTTCATTCATAGCAGCACCTGCCTTGCCATCTTCTGCTTCCATGAGGATTCGATTCTATCTGCATACTCCCTAAGAAGAGACGTAACCTTTAATGTTCGTTCTCCATGGTTTTCCCACCAAAACTCTTTAAGATAGACAGCTAGTATGCTTTCAAGGTCTACAGTGAACGAGCCACAACCGTCGTAATCTTCAGGCCAGCATTCAGGGCTAATACTAAAAGATAAGTGTGGCTTCTCTTTTGTAAAGCCTTCAAAGATAGTGAAACTTTTAATGTTAAACCCCTTTTTTTTCTCCGTACATATTGCTTTAACCATCCCTGTCTCCTTTCGATTAATAGTAGCGACGCTCGGCTATGCTCCTTTAGTTGGGTGAACCTTAAAGAACCTACCCTTCAACGACAAAGCCTTGATGTGTTTTTGTGACCATTTACACAAAAGCCGTGCTTCCTTAGCGGTGAACCCTAACTCCTTTGCAAGCGCGTAGTTATCTCGCCTGCGCTTGCTCCTTTGGTCTAACTCGTGTCTTGATTTCATATCAGTAGTGTACCCACACAATCTTATAATGTCAATGAATTAATTTCAAATACGTCGCAAGTGCTGTTTCATTCATGGCTTAGTCGTCACTGATAAAATGCGTTGAAAATCCCTCCCTGACCTATCATCTGTCGAGGCCAGTACCCACAAGGGCTACAGCTTATTTTGCATAAATCTTTGGCTGTCAAGTTTGATGGTGTGTTTGTCGTATCCATTGTTGTATCAGCTACTTACATTTTCATTATACTTGATCTTGAGTTGCCATTATCCGCACATGCAAAAGTTTTTTAATTATATAATGACGCTATACTCTTACTACAGCGTGGTTATAGCATCATTCTTTATTTGAGTGTTGACTTGAAGATTATTTGTGGTATAATGCAAGAGGTTAAAAGGGTTATTATAGTTTATTGATGGAAGGAGTTAAGCATGGTTATTAAAGTCAGGATAAAAGATGTGTATGGAACCGCAACAATCTACCCAGCATGTGACAAAGCGCACAGCTTTGCAGCCATTGCAGGAACAAAAACTATTACTCGCGCCACCGTCAAACATATCAAGGCGTTGGGTTACGAAATACAAGTACTAGCCGAGTCAATTTCAATCTTAGCGTAGGAGGCATGATGAATTGTTGCGAGATAGTACACATAAACGGAATCAAAACACATGAGCTAGGGTGTACTGAGAGCTGGAGAGATTACAACAGAGTGTGCAAGTGCTGTGGAAATAGCTACAGGCCGCAGGAAGCAGGCCAGCAGTATTGCAGCCCTTCTTGTGCTGTTCAAGAAGCTGGGCATGCTCTTCCATGGCGACATGTAGCATGCAACTGGTGCGGAGTAGGCTTTAATACTCAAGACGACATGGAAATGTTCTGCAATGAAGAATGCGAATCCTCTCGTATCGCATATGATGCAGATCAGGCCAGAACAGAAGAAGGTTTGGAAATTGAATAGTGTTTTTCTTCCTCCGAAGAAAACAGAAAGGAGCGCCGCGCCATGTATGATTGAACAATTGTTAGCCTATAACATTTACTAAGGGGTATATGTGAAAAGATAATCAGTCGTTGTCTTCCTCGCCAGTGTGTATTGTCAGCAATCGAATTGCGAGTAGAGGACAACGGCATGTTTACCTTTTTAATTCAGAAGGAGGGATTGGCCATGGTATCAAAAGAGAGAATATTTATAAAAGAAAATCACAAGGTCACGCTTGAAATAGGGGCTTTTGATAGTGCCAGAAGAGGCTTTGTCATAACAGATCATTGCCAAAATGGTGACGTAGTCACTCTTCCATTAGGTGTAAGATACAAGCAAGTCAAGGAAGTCTTCTGCCTTATGTCTAATATGTCATTAGCTAATTTTAATTATAGCCGATACAGTTGTAAGCTTTGTTCGGCAGTAGTAGAAATGCCCATGGCAAAAAACAGAACGGATATACCAGTTGGCAAGCGATGCAAAATGTCATTGATAGGGATATGTCATAAGTGCCTTGTTGAGCTGGAAGCATAGTATTTAATAAATAACCTTTATGGAGACAGATTATGAGCGCAATTTTATCAGATGACCCAAAAGCAGTTGAGAAATTACAAGAGAAGCTTGTCAAGATGGAAGAGAACAGGGAGTTTATGAAGGCCATCAACAAGGACTTCAAGCAGGCAAAGGGAGACGTTGGCAAAATGAAGGTTATACCAGAGCACCAGCGACAGAAGATGATTGACATGGTTGAAAAGGCTTATAGCTGGGAGAAGCAGCCGTATCCTTCTTGGAAGCTGACAAACTTGGGAGCCAATATCCGTACAGTTAAGAAGCGAATTGAAAAGCTATCACCAATAAAGGTTGTTGAAGAGCCAAAGGAAAAGAAAGATCATGTAGACGAAGCAATCAAGAAGCATGAAGCCTTTTTCGCATTTAACCAAAGCCAGTATGCCGAGCAAGCAAAAGAAGGGGTTAAATATATTAGTCTTGGAGCGGGCTTGATTGCGCCAAAGGACACACATCAAGAATTAATCAAAGACCTTAATAATGCATCGGTACAGACCGTTTTAGACGACAAGGCGGCCAATACAAACAAGGAGTTGATACACAGGGAGCTGGCGAACCATGAAGCACAGATCACCGGATGTATTGACTCAACAGTGGAAGCGTTGAAGGCAGAAGATTTTATCACGCTACTGAGAGAGTGTCAGTTATTTAGCGAGCACCAGATTGACGACATAGCCGTTGACTGTAAAGCCAATACGCTGGGACAGGTATTGAAGGTATGTCGGGACATGGACATTGGACTGAATGATATAGCTATTACAGACTTAGCAAGGAGGTTTATCAATGCGTAAATTTTGCCGTGAATGGTGGGCGCAGTACCCAGCACCATACAAGGGAATTACAGTAGTAATTATAGCATACAGTGTTATATCGGCTATGATACACTTAATAGCAAAGGTGGCGTCGTGAAGGCTTGTCCGTTTTGTGGAAAAGATATGTTTATTATGAAAACATTAAGCTCTACATATACTCCGTCCTGTAAAGACGAGTACTGTGTTGCGGGATGGGATCACGGCAGATTTTTTAAAACCAAGACAGCAGCCATAAAGGCAGGGAACAGGAGGATTATTAAATGACAAAACCATACAAGCACAAAATAACCAAGGCGAATTTAAAACATTTGCGTGATTACGGCATGACATCCATGAGGCTTATCGAAAAGACCATGAAGACGCAGGCCAAAGAGCGCAAATGTACGATACATGAGCCGTGCTGGGAGTGTAAGGAAATAGCAAAAAAGCTGGGGTTGCCAGTGTGAGTAATATTGAATGGTTTATATTCGGAGCAATAGCGACATTGATTGATTCTGACTGGTTGCTTGTTATATTAATTTTATATTTAATTTGGGAGTGTTAAGATGAAGAGCCACAGAGACAACGTAAAAGATGTGATAGCGGAATATTTTGACAAATGGCTAGAAGGCGATACAAACATAAAGGAAGGCGTGCCAGACCTCACAGATGCCGTCTTTGATGCGCTGGGAATTACCGAGGACGAACAGGACTTGGAGGATGGCTACTTCCTGCACCATGCCGGGAAGAGGGTTATTACTTATAAATCATTATTGGAGTTAGTTGGTACTCATTTGGAAGACACCAGAGACTTTGTAATCTTGCCAATGAATGATGAAATCAGGAACGCAGTATGTATGGAGGAAGCCATGCATACTGTAATGAAGGAAGTAATGAAGGATAAGAAGCAGGCAGACGGCAAGACCGTTGGCGTTGAGCACACCAGTATTAAGAAAGACGGCGTTGACAGGAGTGAATTCTAATGCCTATTGAACCCAGCACAGTAGATAATATTCTCAGGAAGTACTGCTATGGTGCTCCAGAGGAAAACCGAGAAGCGTGTGCCAAGGAGCTGAAGGAAGAGTTTGAAGCATACCGAGCCAGTACTTCGCAGCACATTTCATTGCTTGAGAATCAGCTTAGCGATCTACAATGTTCGCTGGAGGAAGAGAGGGACGCCAAGGAAGAGGCAGGGAAAGAGCTGGCAGAGCTGGAGCTAAGCAGGGAGTGGGAAGACGCAGTTAAGCAATTTTGGCAACTTTGTGAAAGGGCAAAGGGATGAAACTAAAACACTGTTTGATAATCAAGACAGCAATAGAGAAGGTGATCGAGAGTCAGCATAAACTTGGAAAGATGAAGCCAAAGAATATTATCTGTGCCGCCTCTGATTTTAATTGGGACGTGTTCATGGCGGCGAAAGTAGAAGGCGATACCCTGAGCTTTATAGCAAGGGAGTTGTACCCGTATCTAACGTCTGGGCAAATCATAAAGACGTTAATGAAGATAACTGGTATTGACGGTAGTGGTATTTGTGGAAGCGGGGTGAAGCGGTGCTAACGAAATATATTTGCCACTTTGGATTTAGCGATGAACCGAGGAAGATAGAGAGCGAGGAAGGCCTTTGTGCCTTTAAAAACGGTTTCTGGATAACAGGCAAGCTTAAGCTGACTAAGGGCAAGGACTGCCAGTTCTGGATACCGCCAAGCAAGATACATTACATTTAAAAAA